GTTATGTCCAGTTGATTGTTCTAATTGTACCGTTTTTATCTACGGTCTTAAGAGTGTTAGAAGTTGTATTCAGCCAGATGTCACCAATGCGAGGGTTGGTCGGATCAGCGGTCACGCTAGGCGCGGTGAACCGTTGTGCTGTTTCTAACTTACGCAGGCGAGCTTTTAAGTCCTCAATAATTTCGCGGATGTCTGGCGCGTGGTTGATATATCCCATTAGTAAGTTCCTGTCGTAACTGTCAGCGTAATTCTTTCAGGGCCGTCCTCGCCGGGCGCAACGGATAGTCCGATAATGCGGAAGATGGCATCGTAGCCCGACGGGAAGAACGCGTCAGTGATGCGAACGCGAACCTCATCTCCCACTTCATAAGTGCCGAATGTTGGATTTACATACGGAGGAGCAACAACTTTGAGGGTAATCGGAGGATAAGAAACGGCGTTGATTTGGCCCGTGGCAAGGCCCGAGAGAACGGTGGGGTCGGTAATGTCAGAATAGTTGGCCTGATCCTCCAGCAACGCCCAGCCAGAGGAGAGCTTGGAAGCGCTGTTGGCGATGCTGATGAGTTTGCCCTCGTTTGAGCCAGCGCCCAGCGCGTAGATTTGATTGACGGCCTTTGAGCCATCTTCAAGATATGTGTACTCCGAAATGTTACCGCCCAGCTCGAACACGGGAGCATTAGGGTTTGTCGCGCTATACATAACGCCTGCGCGCGGATAGTAAGTATTAAAGGATTTTGCAGGGTTGCCGCCGCCGTCATAATAGACAGAAATCTCAAAATCGAAACCATTTGTTTGTTTAGATAAATCTGAAACGGCGTTGAAAACTGTCTTTACTTCGTAGTTGTAATAAACTCGAGACAGCGTGATACCCGATGTGCTAGTTGAGAGCGGGTCTTGGTTATAGAGCAGGCCGATGTTTCCAGACGGCGCGCTCTGTGCGTTAGAGATGAGCGATTGCGCGATTTGCAGCTGGTCAATTCCTGTGTACGCCAATGCGCCGTATGCCGTGCCCGAACCAGTTGTGATGCGCCGGCGCTCAAAATAGGAAAGAAACTCGCGGGCCGTGAGCTTGATGCTCTGGTCTGTTGAGCCATACTCGCGCTGCCATAGAACGCCGCCCCAGACCAAGATGCCGTTGCGATCCACATAAATCGCCGTGCGGCCCGGAATCGAGCCGTTGAGGACATTCAGCCCAGCGGTATTCACGCCAGAGACCAGCAAGTGCGCCGTCATCGTGCCAGCGGCGTTTAATTGCTGGCCGAAATTGACCCCCGTTAAAGGTAGCTCTGCGAGAACCTGATTAGTAACGAGATCCGCGAAGAGATACCGATAGGAAGTAGCCATTTGCTTATCCTACTAGAGCGGCGACCTCATCAGCCGTTAGACCGAGAGCGGCTAACTTAGCCTGAGCCGAAGCCTTAGCTTTAGCGATAGCGGCGTCAGCGTCAGCCTTAGCCTTAGCGTCTGCCTCAGCTTGTGCGGCGGCGGCTTTAGCAGCGGCGATTTCTTCGTCTGTTTGAGGACGGGTAGTAACTTCGCCAGTCTCGCAATTTACTTCGATTACATCTGCCATTATGTCTCCTTAGTTATGAGTTTTTAATGCCGTAGAGATAGAAGGTTGAATACTGTGCAAAAGAACCTGTGCCAATTGTAAAAGTAATAGTAGAAATAGCTGATGTTCCTGACCAGTAATACCCTACTAATCTCATTTGAAAGTTTGTTGAGGCTGTATTATTTTCGGCTGTAGCATCTGTAAAAATTGCTTTTCCACTACTGCTAGTATAATTTGAAATATAAATATCTGCATTAGAAAAAGTATTTGCAGTAGCGTCACTACCAACAGTCATAAAGTGACAATTTGTTGTAGTATAAGAATTCACACTGACGCCAGAACCATTACCTACTAATTCTTCTGCTTGGTAATTACTACCCGTATCGCTATTAAAAGTAAATTGAGTATCAGGCAAGCCTGTTGTTGTTCCACGAGCAGATAATTTAATTAACAAATCAGTATAGGTATTAGGTATAGAAGTAAAACTGAACGAAGAAACTCCGCCAGAACCTACAATGTATGAGTTGATAAGTGTTGGACCAAAACTTGCCATATTTATGCCGCCGCAATTCCATAGAGAGTAAATGTTGAACCAGTATTAAAGTTTCCATTACCGTTAGTAATTGCCATAGAAGTAATTGCAGAGGTACTGCGCCATAAACCTACTGTTGCCATAACAAAATATGACAAATCATTGGCTCTTCCAATAGCGGTTTTATAAGTTGTAGTATTGGAATAATTCATAAAATGAATTACGGATATTGATTGCGAAACACCCGTTCTTCCTATTTGCATAAAAGTTTGAGCACTCTGTCGATTAGAACCAGTAGTTGTTCCGTTAACTCCATAAGTGTTTGTAACGCTATAATTAGAACCTGTATCGCCGTTTAATACAATAAAGTTTCCATTTTCCGTTGATCCAACGGTTCCTGATGTAACTAAAATTAAATCTGTATAGGTTTGTGGAATAGATGAAAAAGTAATGGTTCCAGTTGATGACCCAAGCGTCTGCGTCGCAATAGGTATATAAGTTAATGCGCTAGCCATATTATTTCACCCCGTAAAGTGCCATTTGAGTACCCGTCACAAGATTTGCGCTAACAGAAGTTGCGCCGAACATACCGATAGAAGTAATTGCTGAGGTACTATTCCATAGATTGCTCATAAACGAAAGAGAACCTGAACCGTTTGCATCAAATCCAGAAAGCATACGAACAGTTTTTAATTTATTGGTATTTGTATAATCAAGAATATCTATGACAAAAGCACCAAAAATTCCGGAAGTTGAACCAGCCGAGGGACAATAAGCGGCAAAGTTACTATAAGCGCCAAAAATTCCACCATCGCTAAGAATCGAAGAACCGTTGCCGTAAAGCTCGTGATAAGTATAATTACTACTCGAATCTCCATTAAATTGAAACCAAGCAGAATCTTGTGCAGCTGAACGAGTATCTCGAACAATTCCACGAAGTTGTAAATGCGTATAAGTTTGCGGAATAGACGAAATAGTTAAACTTGCAACATTGCTTCCGGCGGTAGCCGTTGCGATTGAATAGTAATTACCGCCAGCTATCGCAGTAGGAGAAAAGAATCCGTACCCCTGCGCGGAGGCGCTCGCTTTAGTAGTAATTAACGGGGACATAAGCTAGACCTTACGCGAATTTAGTCGCGGAGGCAAGAACGGTATAAGTAGCCGAAGCGGTCTTTAGGATAGTAAAGACATAAGCGTCAATAGCCGAAGCGTCTCCGGCGCTAGGAGCGGTTCCGCCTTGCCACTTAGGGGTTACCGAAGTACCGTCAATAGTAAAAGCCGTAGGGTAATAAGCCGTAGATCCGTTCGTATTAGCTACGGCGATAGTTACGGTCTGCCCCGTAGCAAGAACCGAGTTAAGAGTAGTCGAGGAGTTTCCGCGGAAGTTAAGCGCAAAGTTAGCCGTAGCCGCGGTATTAAACCACCATGCGGTCGAGGTAACGATATCTATATTCTGCGAGCTAGCAATAGCCGAACCTGCGACATAAGCAGTTTCGAGGAGTCCCGTTACGGCGTAGTTAGTAGCTACTCCGGCGATAGGCGAAGTAGATTTAACGCGGTTATCAGTAATGTTTGCGTTTACGATAGAAGTAACGCCAGCTCCTACAGCAATAGTCGCAAGGAGAAGCGAGTTAGCGGGAGTCGAAGGAGCTACCGGAGAGGCGGCAGGGGTTCCCGCGATTACCTGAAAAGTAACATTGTTCAGCGATCCCGTGTAGTAAGCATCATTGACGGTCACAACCACAATGTCAATGCGTGGGTTTGATGCGTTGGCCGTGGAAACGGTGAGAGTTGTCGTGGCATCGTTATAGGCCATGTATGTGCCCATGTTGGACTGCGTTGTTCCAACGATTGCAGCCCAGCCAGAAGCGACAAGAACGGACATACCGGCAGGAGAGTTTTGAGTAACGGCTAAGTCAGTGGCGTTAATGATTCCAGAGGTTTTCCAGATTGTCTGGGTAGTTAGGCGGTCGTTTTCCGCAGGATGGCTTCCGTTTTGCAGCCAACTTGGGGGTGTGCGTAATGCCATTGCTTCTCCTTAGATGTACGCGTTGCGCCAAGTAATGGTCGCAGCCGTAGTGCCGATAAGTGTACCTGTTCCAGATAGGAAGAAAGAGTTATTACCCGGTGGAGCAGAGAACCAGTTTGAGCCGCCGTTAATCAAATTGCGGGCAGGGCTTCCGTTGAGGGTGATGAGTTTCTGATCTAGGTCAATGACGATGGTGTCGGTGTTTGCGTAAGTTCCTTGAATCGTAATGTAAGTGCCTTGCGTGTTATTACCAAGGGTCGGGTTGGTGATAGGGCCGTTGAGGGTTATGACAGGGTATGTGGTTGCCCATCCTGCGTTATTGACGGTCGTTGTAAGGGTCGAGGAGCCGCCGCCATAGGAGAGGTTGTAGGTGCGGTTATATTGGCGACCGAGAGGGTTACCAACGGCGAGGGTTGCGGTCTGTAGCGTGTCATCGTAATAACGAGGATCGGCGCAAAAGAATGTGTATTGCGAGGTGATGTAGCCGTAGGTGTAATTCGGATCAACAACGGTCTTGTTGGTGCGAACGCGGGCATTGAGGCGCTGTAATCCATCGGCGGGAGAGAGCTGAAATTGCAAAGGCGTCGTTCCGCTAGTCTGAGGCAGAAGCGCGGCTTGTAGAAGGTTAAAGTTAGTCTGGGCCGAGTTTCCGTTACCAGCGAAAGTGTTGAGAGTAATGGTGACGGTGCGACCCGAAAGAAAGTCGTTGCCCGTGAACATACCGTCTGCATAACCTCGGTTGTCATCCTGATTACGGATATTAGGCAGGGACTCTAAGCCATCCACGGAAAGGATTTGATAGGGCGAGCCAGCTCCACCAAAGACGAAACCGTTAAAAGCGAAGGAATAATAATTAAGCGAGGTGACCGTAGCCATTAGCCAACCTTTCCGGCGTTAATCTTGGCGGTGATGCCCTGAGCTTGTCCATAGGTAAGCGCGCCATAAGTTGCCGCCGTAATGTCTGCAACCTGAACAGGCGTGTTTATGTAGTTCTGTTGATTGACCGTAATTCCCGAGCCTGTTTGTGTTGTCGGCAAAGCAGCAGCTCCCGAAAGATATGGGGTCGCAACCGATCCAGCGAGCGCCATACTGCCCATAGATATTCCAGCGCCATTGACCTTAGCCATAGAAGCAGCGACTTCTTCTAGCTTTGTCTGTAGGTCGCTGAGCTTTGTCATTGTGGCATCATGGAGAGCTGTTGCAGCTTGGTCGAATGACTGCTGTGAGGCATCGAGAGCGTCTTGCAGAGTCTGCTGAGCGCGAGCTACGGCATCATCATAGGACAATTTATTCTTAGCCAATACATCATTAAACGAATCTGCTTGAGCAGCAAGAGAAGCGTTAAGGTCTGTGGTTACTTGTTTGTACTGATCCACAAGAGCCTGAGTAGCCAGATTGCCGCCTTGATTCATTTGCTCTGCTAAACCATTTAATCCAGTCGTTGATACATCTTGCACTTGTGAAAATAAGTTTTGGATTTGTGCCGTTGTTTCAGGTTGAGCCTTAATAAGAGTCTGAGCCATTTGGTCACCCATGAGCGGGCCTTGTGCGACAACCTGCTGAATAAAGTTTTGTGAGTAACCCATACCAGCGAGCTTGGAAGCATCGGCGGCAAGAGTCTTCATCGCATCTAATTGGTGCTGGAATGAGTCAATAAGCCCGCTGGTTGTACCCGAGCTAAAAAATGACTTGCCAAGGTCTATCTTCGTGACATTTGCAAATTCATTGGTGAGCAGGGCCTCTGATTGCTGAACAATGGCCAGTTGCTTGTCTGCGGCATCTTGTTGCAGTTTGGCGATAGCGTCATTGTTCGCCGCAGCTGCCGCGAGGTTGGCCTGATCTAAAGTCTGTTGTGCTGCAGCCTGTGCCTGATTAAAAGTCAGGTTTGCCTTGGCTATTGCATCGTTGTGAGTCTGAACCAACTTTTCGTATTGTGTTTGATAATCGCGCAAGTCCACATTCATTTGGTCGTAGATAGACTTGACTTGCTTTTGCTCGTTCATCAACTCTGTGGTTTGTTTCTTTATTTCAGCAATAACGGCAGCGGCAGATTTCTTAGCTGCGGCTACTGCGGCTTTGCTAACATCTCCGCCAGCTACTTGACCGGCAACTCCTGTATCTCCGCCAGCGCTCGAAACCCCAGCCGTTGAGAGCTGATCCGCTAAAGACTTGCCACCAATAGAAATCTTTTTGTTGGCAAGGTCATCTAACCCTTGGCCAAACTTGCCGACAGATACAGCTGCTTCATCAACGCTTTTGCCCATTGCCTTAAAAGGAGCGCCGAGGACAGGAATCTTTGCCACGGTGTCAATAACTTTTGCAATCGCTCCGAGGAGATAGCCAAATCCTTCAACAACAACTTTGAGAACATCAACGACTACTTTGCGGAATCCCTCGTGTGTATTCCACAAGCTGATGAGCTGGCGCTCCCAGTAGGTCATGTATTTGATGATGTCCGTGATGGCCGGAATAATAAACTTGGTAATAATCTCCAAGAATTTTGTCAGGATTGGCATAACAACAGCGCCGACCTTGACTGCTATGTCATCAAACTTAGCCTTTAAGACTTCCATCTCGCCGGCAAATGTGTGCGTATATCCAACAGCCTGCCCGCCGATTTTTCCATTTAACTCATCGAACGCCTTGGCGATTGCCTGATTTTTAGGCAGAGATGTATCAAGCGTGATGCCCAGCTCGCGAAACGCTTTAGCTGAGCCCGTTGTTCCTCGGGCCAAGGTAGCTGCAGCGGTTGCCAAATCCTCGTGCTTGTATCGCGCAAGGTCGGCAGCCATGCTCATCAGCTTTGTGGACTCTGTTGCGGATCCTGTTGCTGTGATTAAAGTGCCATAGGCCGACTCTGTTTGCGCGGTAGAGAAACCAAGTGTGGACATCTTTTCAGATGTTTTCTGGATTTCTTCGCGGTTAGCGGCTGTGTTTTGTTTTGCGTTATTAAGCGCGGTAGATAAACGCTCGGTCGCTACCTGTGTGTCTTGGATTGCTTTGATAGCATCCCGCAGCCCATCCTCAACAACCTGCATTCCCTGAGTCAAAAGGTTGCCACCAAAGACTCCAGCCATGACTGTCTTTAATGAAGAAAACTTGCTTTCCTGCGCCTTGGCAGCATCGCCAATTTTTGCCATGCCCTCGGTGGCTTGGGTAACAGCTGTAGTCAGATTAGCAAGCTGAACAAGAATCTCTACATTTAACGGTGGGACTTCACCTGCCATTTAAGCTCCCATCGCTTTTCTGAGGTATCCATAAACGATTTGTGAGGCCTTACCAGAGTTGATAAGTTCATCACGAGCTGGATACATATATGGGTATTTTACCCCACTTGTCCATAGTGATGATCCGAGTTCGACTGCTCGCGCATACTTCGCACCCGACTGAGCGCTTGCTACATAAGTCGCAAAACCTTGTCGCGTAACAGGGTTGGCGATAATGTTTAGATAAAGAGTACCTGTTGCATAGTTAGGGCCTTCGCCCGCGCCGGGGCCGATGTGTCGGTTATACCGAAGGCGGCCATTAACGGTACGCGGTGGATTTGTAGTCTCATGGGCGTTTTTGCGCGCCTGCGTAACTAGCTCTCTTGTGATAGCGCGAGTTGCTTGTTGAGCCGCTTTATCCATGCGGTTTTGCCATGCGTTAAGCGCCGCAAATACTTCGTTGCGGTTGTCGCTCATCGCTTCTCCATCTGCTCTATTTTGACTTCTTCGATGGTATCAGCAATCGCTAACAGCCAGTCTGCTCTCCCAGCAGGCAGGTTATCTACCTGCTCAGGAGTCCAGCCGAATCGGTCTGCAAACTTGAAGTAAAACCACTCAATGTCTGGATACGGCACGCCTTCTGCGCGCTGAAATCCTTTGAGCCGATCCTTTAAGCGTTGGAGCTGTCTAAAGGGCTATCGGGGTTCTGGCGGTTTTTATCTGTGTCTGCCAACTCTGGGAACAAGTCAGTTGTAACGCTTGTGGTCTCGTCCATAAGTGCTACATAATCTTTAATAGGTAGCTCGTCAATAGAATCGGCCTTAACCGATGGGATGAGCAAGTCAAATGACCAATCTTCAATAATTGCAGCAAGCAGAGCGTTTGCAATAGCTATGCCTTTTTCTGCATCACCTTTATGGTCTCCAGCAATCATAATCCGATTGCGGTCTTTTACCTTTAGGTCTGACGCTTCTTTAATGGTAACTGTTGCCCCTGATGGCAGGGTAATCTTTTTTGACATTGTGCCTCCTTGGTAGCCTTAGTGGGCATCCTATCAAAACTAGGCAGTAGCGGTGCGGGATTTCGGAAGGCGAACCAAATCAACCTGCCACCGCTACTGCGTTCTAGGTTAAGCGACCGAGGTAGTTACCGCGTTCTTTACGACCCACTTGATAGGTGAGTAGCCCACAGTTCCGGCATCGGTCAGATTGCCTTGTGCATTGAAATCAACAACAACCTCAACGAAATCCTTGGAGCGCTCAATAACAGCGAGTGTGTAAGCACCCTTTGTCATGGTCGCTTGGATAGATGTCTGAGATGCGCCCGAGCCTGTTGTCCAGTTAAAGACAAGCGCTGGCTGGGTATTGCTCAGATAGTTGGTGAGCTGGGTGTCGTTTTCCATGAGGAAGGTGGCCTTGCCCGTTACTTCGAGAGCGCCAACGAATACAGAGTAGGGAGTCTGCACATTGGAGATACCGTAGATAGGGGTGACAGGGCGCTTCATGTCAATGTTGCCCATGGTGTTGTTAGAGATAGCTGTGCCACCAACGCTCACAGTTCCATACCAGACTGCGGTAGGCAAAACGGTGGAGAAGCTAGGGGTCGGGGTTGTGGTGGTGGCTGATTGCCATCCGGTGGACTTTGCATCGTATTCGAGCAAGCCGTCTGCGTTCCACTTGAGCGAGAAGTCGTGGAATTGGTGGCCTGTCCATGTGCGAACATTTGCGCCATAGAAATCGAGCATGGTGTACGCAGAAGGCTGTGAGTCTGCCGCTGCTGTAGCTGAGTTCTTTACTGCGAGGGTATGGATATAAGGAGCTGATCCTGAAACAACATCCTCACCGAGAACACCGGCAAGAGGGTAGATGATGGTGTCAGCGAATACTGCGCCGCCGAAGTCAAAAGTTGAGTGGACGCGACCCTGAATATAGTTGTAGTTTTTAACAAGCGATCCGTGCAAGCCCTCATCGTAGAGAGGTGCGTAGAGGTCTTGTGGCTTTAGAGTGTTAGCAATAACGGGGATATAAGCGGTCGGAGTAGTGACTGCTGTTCCCTTTGTTGTTTCCTTGGCGATTCCCACATACGAACGGTGGGTATTTTGTACTGCCACTATTTCACGCTCCTACGGTTGAGTCAGACGGGGCTGACGGTGTTGTTATTTTCTTTGGTGCAGAAGCGAGAGAGACATCGGCTGAAATAATGTCATCCTTAGACTCGAATGTGTCTCCGGGCTTGACTGTAAGTCCGAGAGTTGGAAACTCGCGCACTTCATCGCCGTTGTATTGGTATGTGGCCATCGTTCTCCTTATGCCTGAATCATTTGGGTAACATCGAATCGAATCTCTGCAAAGGTTTCCGTTGCCCCGTTATCCGAGGTAATCGGCTCTCCGTACAGACAGTCAATTACAGGTTCTGCGCCTTGCCAGACATTGACTTGCGATGTATCACCGAAGTTATGGCTTGCTCGGAGCGTGTTCTTGATGTTGTCCACTAGTGTATCAAAATCTGCCATTGCATCTTCGGCGTTACTTTGTACCGAGTGATGGAAGATTTGCAAAATTACGGTGAAATCCACGCGCTTCCAGCCACTTGTTGCACCACCGATTGCAAGACGAGTTTCGCGCTCGCTCTGGATAAAAATTACGGCCGCTGCTCGACTGAGCTGTCCGGGCAAAGCATTAACCTGATAGTTGATGCGTTTTGGAAACGAGGTGAAAACCTGATTAAGTGAGTCAATACCAGCGCCAACAAGATATGAGTAAAGCGTGGAGCGAAGTTGGACGCGACCAACTGCCATTTAGCGCATCCTTCGGAATGGCGAGAGGAGTTGCTTCGCCAGCTCGATATCTGATCCCACGATGGACTGAACGCTTGGCCCAGACGATGCGCGGGTTGTGACTGCCATGGTCAGAGAGTTATCTCCACGGACTTTGAGGAAGTCGGTCGTAATGAGGATGGCGGCTTGCTTAACTGCCTGCGGCATATTGCCCACCGCTACGCCTGATGCGTGGGTGTATTTGAGGGTGCTTGTGATATTGACCGTAGTTGATCCGTAAGTATAGGAAGGCGAAACAACAACCTGCTCGGTGCTCGCGCCATCATAAATAGTCACAACCGTTCCGGCGGTCAAACCAATGGGGTCAATCATGGTGAAGGATGAAGCACCGGCTGTAGCTGAGGATATGAGGCCATTACAGTAGCCTGCCGTGTAGTTATATGCGGCGTAAATGCGCGAGCGCGAGGCTGGCGGGAAGCCGAAGGATAGTGGGCCTTGTGAGGAGTAGGTCGTACCTAGCTGGCTCAGCGGGTAGATAATTTGCGACTTCTCGAACCAGCAGTTTTGTAGGGATGTCGAGCTTACTGTGACAAGGTTTGTCGGGGTAGCGCCATAGGCTAAAGAGTTGAGCGCGACCACATTGTTGTAGTCCGGGGAGATAACGAGAAATCCCTCTTGCGTCATGCGGGTACGAGATTGCTCGGTGAAGTTTTGAGCAATAAGCGGCTGATTGACATAGATGTCAATAAAGGACGAAGCGCGCTGGATAACTGATGCTAATTCCGCGTCTTGCTGGGCAGAAGTACCGCCTACTACCAGATTGTTGATGTCAATCGCTGTCGGAGCGTTTTTGTATTCAGCAATCGTCAGATATGAGCCTGACTGAAATTGGGTGATAGGCGATACTGCTGATGTCATTCTTAATCTCCGTCTGTTTTAGGCGTGGAGTCGTATTCATGCCCGCAACGAGAACATAGTCTGAACCATGATCCGAAACCGCATTGAGTGCAAGTGTACCCGCGTTGAGCATCGCCTTGCTCATAGCGTGCAAGATTTTCCTCTGTGAAGCCTTCTGCTTTTAGCGCCTTAATGTGCTTGGGGTTTTCTACGGAATACAGGCCCGAGCGGTCTGCGCGATACCGAGTGCGCCCTGATTGCGATTTGATGTCGGTTTCTTTGACGAATCCATCTCGCGGTGTGAGTCGTGCCATGTGTGCCTTCCTTGTTAATAAATAGGGAGAGAGCCAATTAAGACTCTCCCCCCATTTAGTTTGTTATGGGTTACGCAGAGACGATTCCTGATACTACGCCGTTCCAAGCTGGAGCTACGCAGAAGAATGTGCCGCGGAAGTAGGTTGAGAACTCATAAGCGAACTGAGTCACAGGCCATTGAATACCCATGTAGTCCTGCACCATGTAGTTAGACCAGACATCAGAAACCTCTGTGTCAGGAATTGGCAAGGTGTAAGACAAGACAGGAGCAACGCCCTGTGGCAACCATGGGTGAACAGTCAAAGGTACTGACTTTCCTGTGGTTTCGTTAACGATACCGTTGACAACAGAACCGTAAGTAACGCCAGAGGTTTCATCCTGTGAAATCTGCAAGCGGTAGTTAGCGTTTGCTGAACCCTTGATTGCATCTGAGAGTTGCTTGCGGTCTGAACCGTTAAGCAGAACCTCATCTGGATCAGCCTTTACTGAGTTGTAAAGGTTAGCGAATACGGTCTGGAACTCTGTGCCCGGATTTGTATTCGAGAAGGTTGCGTTGATGTTGTTGTTGTAGCCGGTGTTAGCGCCAAGAACGGTGGTCAAGATACCGTCATAACCTGTTGCATAGGCTGAGGTATCTGCTGCTGCGCGGCTTGCGACAACCGTGGTGGTTGTGTTCAACGGAGCTTGGTTTCCGATTGTTGGTGTACCTGAACCGCCGAGTGTGAAGGTCAAGGATGTGGTGCGGCCTTGGAACTTCGCGTTAGCTGCGCCTGTGGTTGTACCAACATAGATGTTGTAACCGAGCGCACCGGTGATAGCGGTTGGAATTGTTACGGTAAGCATCTGACCAGAAGTGGTTGTTGCTGAACCGACTGCTGAAACGATTGACTCACCAAAACCAGTTGATGAGATACCGGCATCAGCGGTGTAGTAAACATAATATGTGTTTGCTGCGATAGCTGTTACTGAACCTGCGGCGGTTGCACCTGCAACTGTTGGAAGTGTAGGAGCTGAGCCTGCGTTAAGCGCGCCAGCATAACCTGATGCAGTACCACGAGCCATAAGCATCATGCGTTCTTCCATCAACATTGTTGCATAAAGTGTTGAGGTTGATGACAACTGACGAAGGTCTTGGTATCCGAGGCCTGAAAAATTAGCATCGAATGAAACGCTGTCAGATAGTGAGTAAGAGTTGTAAGGCAGGATTAAGTCATCTGAGGTGTACGAAATCTTTGAACCGCGCTCGAAGTTGATTGAACCGAAAGCGGTGGTTGTTGATTCTGTAACGCCTGGCCAGATTTGTCCTTGTCCGCCAGTACCTGTACCCGTATAACCGGTGATGCGCTTGACACGGTGTGATGTGCCAACGCCCTTCTTGCGAGGGATACGGTTACGAAGTGGTGTTGGGCGTGGGGTCAAAAGCTTTGCTGGTGCTTCCAAGTCAAACGCAGCGAAGCTGGTTGAGAGTGGAGAGGTCAGCGTGATGTCCTTCTGCATATCCTGCAATGCAAGGCGCTGTGAAGCGATTGCGTTGTTAAGACCTGCGAGTGCATCTGGAGCGAGTGACTTTGTTGCAGCTAGTGCTTCGAGAGCAGCAGTTGGATCTGCTACAGGCGAAACGCCGGGTGTTGTTGATGGATTGCCGAGTGACTTACCGAGAACCTCGGTGTACTCATCCATGCGCTTTGCAGCCTTCTTAGCGGAATCTACATCGCCAAAGAGGTCAGCTGCTTTAGGGGCAGTTAGAGCCAATTTATTTCCTTTCGAGTGCTGTGTGGGTTATTCCTCGTCAGAGATTTTTCCGGCTTTGGCTAGGTATTCCTTTTCCAATGCCTTGTATCCCTTGGCGAGAATTTGGTCTGAGGTCGCTGTCGCCTTGAGGCGGTATTCAGCGGCTTTGAGCAGGAGCTCGTTTTCATTTGTGACAGCTACGCGTCCGGTGCGCTTTGGGCCACCTGATGCAGCTGCCGATTTTGCCGTTACGAGTTCTGATTCAAGAGCTACCGCCTTCTCCTCAGCCGCCTTATGTGCAGCTTGAAGTTCCGCGATCTCAGCCTTGACTGATTCAGTCGCACTCTTTACAGCTTTCTCGATGATGGCCGAAACGGACTTCTCATCAAGAATCTCATCTTCTTTATCCTCAGCAGGGGCTTCCTCAGAAACCTCATCTGCTGGCTTATCTTCAACAACTGCCTCATCACCTTCAGCTGACTTGATGCTTCCAGCATTTTGCTCTGGAGTCATAATGGTCGCGGTTGAGACATTTGCAACTTCGTTAGTTGGAGTCGCGCCGGTGACAACTACTTGGCTGAGGCCGTGAGTTGAGTTAGGGATATGGCATCCGCACTCTAGGCACTTGCTGATGTCAGCGGACTTTGCGGACATCTTGGTGCAGCCCTTACAGACATCATCGTCGCATCCGCCGTCAGCTTGGCAGGCAGCGCAACCATCGCAGTCGCAATCCTTTGAGGTCATATCAGCGGCAAGGTTAATCATGCCGGGGGTCATGCTTGCTTCGTTGTCCTCATCCAATTCGCCATCGCGGAAGTTAAAGAGGTGCTTGAGAGCCGATAGCAAGGTGTCAATATCATCGCGCTCGTCTGAGTCTGTGGCTGCGATTTCGCTGGCCTCAGAGATGATGAGCTGTGCGATTCCCTTGCGGGCTGCATCGTATGAAGCCTGATCGAACTTAGCAGAATCAGCATGGATTTCTTTAATGATGTCAGCGAGCATAGATTTTTCCTTCGTTGTAGTTGTAAATTCTTCGACCTTCACAAGATTAGGTTCGCCCTCTACGCTCTTGGCGAGCATGAGCTTGGCATTTGGGTTAGCTGGACGATCCACAAGAGAAATCTCCACGATTTGTCCGTCAATGATGCGGCCGTTAGCAGCCTTCTGGTCACGGACAACGCGTGGGGACTTGATGCCTATTGAGAATCCCTTAAGAACGCCTGATTCCACTTTCTTAACGCTAATAGGGTCAACGACAAGAGCAGAAATATAATGACCATCCGCTTTCGCTTCATATTCTTTCGCTACTCCTGCCGCAATAGATGAGTGTTGTTCGCGGATATTACCGCCGGACTTAAACCACTCTGGCATAGCAGAGGAGAGCCAAGCGTCATCGCAAATCTGCTGGTCAATATCGAGAGAGTCATCGGTTGCTTTGCCATAGACAAGCAGCGAGCCATCTTCTTGCTTTTCTTGCTTAACGATAGCCGCGTATGAATTAGCGAAGTCATTGACCATAAGTGATTTCTCCTTGTTAAGTTTCGCGGCAACGCTTTCAGCCCAAGACTTTCCAGCGTCTCCACCCCATGCATCCCAAGCCACTCGGCCCGGTGATGGGAATCCTTTTTCTCCCTGATTAAATCCTTCTGCTTTTTTGTCCACTTCGTGACGGGCAAAGAAGCTGACCATTCGCATAATGGTATCGCGTGATAATCCTTCGCGCCGTGAGAGTTGTCCAGCTCTGTTGCGTCCTGCACCTGTAAAACCATCGCCGGCATGACCATCGCTGATCCAGCCGAGTGCGCGCTTTGCTGCTGCCGCTGCCCCAGCGGGCGGGACAAAGGTTTCTGACATATTGAGTTGTTAGGCTGAGTAAATAACCGAGACTGCGCCTGTTGCTGTGCCGGAGGCTGATACTGCGTAAAGGGTGTCGTTGCCATGCATCCAGATTTGTACGCTTGCGCTTGCAGCAAGGTTCTGTCCACCGTTGATTCCTACGGTATTGGTGACTGCGTTATCACCAAGAAATATCGCTGCGCTATCGCGATTGTTTACCTGAACAGCTACATATCCAACGCCGTTAGGAATTGTGACGAGAGGAGTTGGTGTTGTTCCAACTGTGATATTTGTATGATTGAGCGCCATAGATTTCCTTTTCTCGGATTATCGTTTAATTGTAATGGTTATTAGTTAATCTTGCGCGAGCGCCTCATCTAGCGAAGCCCCAAAGTCAAAAGTGTCCCAGTTGATTTCCGCAGGCGTTGTCGTGCATCGGCAGTTAGGATGGACAGGGATGTCATCAGCCGTCAGGCCGTTAGAAAATGACTCGCCGACATTGACCGTCTCCCCGCCGATATCGCAGTCCTCATCATCTGGCTCAGCGCTGACCCACTCGATTTGCTCCACGCCAAGGGCTTGAAAGGAGTCGATTGCAGCCTGATTAGCGGCGCGTGAACCCTCAGTCAGAGCGATAGTCAGAGCGCGCTCGGGTGAGGAGAGTGAGCTTTCAATCATGTCTGCGAGCTGGTTAGGGCTTGCGCCGATAGCGATGCCGTCTGCTAATCGTGATCCCAAAAGGTCGTAGCTGGTTTTCTTCATGTCCAGCGATTTAATCTTGATGCCATTGAGCAGCTTCTCTAGCCCGCCGGGTGGTTTGAGCAGGGCGGCAGCGGCAGGGTTGCCGGGGTTCCATGTACCCCAATTCACCGTGATCTGTAATGCGCTCACGGCAAAGGCGCTCGGATTCCAGTTATGTGGGGGTTGCTTAGCGGCCTTGCGCTGGCGTAGTTGCTTACCAAACGCCTCATAGGTTGATGCCACGCCTGTTACATACATTACTGCGTAGTGCTGACGGATAGCTGACTCTAAAGCGGTGTGGTCGAGTGTCACATTATGCAGAGCCCATGCGCGCGCGCGAGCGCGGTCTTGTGAGATGAACTCGCTAACCGTGGGGTGGGTCTGCATATATCCCGTGATGACCTCACGAGCATTGACCGACTTCACCAAGGCCGCGCGTATTTTCACGGCGCTACTTGCTGCTAAGCGCCCATCTACTTGATGGACACCGAGGGTCATGTCAGATATGCCTTCGCCAGCGACTTAGCGGTTTCCATATCGCCATCGAAATAGCAGCGGTTGAGCGCATCTCCCACGATGGGGTCTAGGGCGTTGAACTCGAACTGACGAGCGCGCTTGCCTTTGCTTGCCCATTTGAGAAATGCCTTGACCTCTGATGCGGCTTCTTTTGCCATATCAGGAGTGCCGAGCCAGACAGGGACTTGATCCATGCCGAGCAGCCACATTGCGAACAGGCGGTGATGGCCGTCAATGATGATGTTTTTCTCGCCATCGTTATAAACCAGCGGATAATTACGGTATGGGGTGAGAGCCTGCCCCATGGACTCAATATGGTCAGCGACATTGTCGCGGTCTAAGCCGGTGTCCGTGCCGTATAGCTCCTTGACATTGACGAGAGTGAGGACTGCCTTTTCCCAGACATCTGGGCTGACGGGATAGTCTCCGTTTTGCGTTTCCACTATAGGCCAAGGGCTAGATACAGAGTCAGCTATCTGCTCAGGGCTATCCGACATCGGATGGTCTCCTGCGGCGTTAGGAAGAATCTTTAAGCGAGAGAGCGCATCCTTAACTTCTGCCTTAGATGGTACGCCAGCCTTTTGGAAGTCAGGCTCGATTTCTTTCGGTGGCTTTACCTCCGAAGTGCCGTCATTGCCGTCACTAGGTGCAGGCTTTGTCGGGGCCATAGGATCTAACTCGTCTTGGACATTCTCCACGCCAGCGATAGGAGCTGCTGCATTGACGATTCCCTCTGGCGAGAACAAGAACACGCCGTTGCCGGCAACGAGGATAGGCTGGTCGGCTGCTGGGGTATCCAGAAGCGGAAGGCCTAGCTCAGAGCGGCGCTCGTTGATGGTCTTAGTACCACCGCGCAATTCGAGGTCTGACTTCTTAGCAGCTTCCTCGTTGTCGCGGATTTCTGACACCATGAACTTAAACTCTAGCTCGCGTGGCATACCGAGATAGGTGTAGGAGATATTCGTCAGCATTTTAGAAATCCATTGAGCGAGAGGAGCTACGCCGATAGATTGCGCCGCTTCCGCTTCGCCTTGTTGGTGACCCGAAGCTCCGAGTCCACCCTTTTGTGAGAAGCCAATCTCGGTAGGCAGAACGCCGAAGTGTCCGGTGATAGAGGTGATGAGGTACTCATCGAGCGCGGCCTTAAACTTCTCGCCGTAGCCCTCATAAAACTCAGGCTTAAGTCCTGCGGGCAGGATGAGTGCGCGCTTGCGCTGCTCGGTCTGTCCTGCGAGGTTGTCGTTAATAATGTTTTCATACTGCTTCATCACTAGCGGATCATTACCGAAGTCGGCATCCGAGGTCAGCATCATCTCTGGGGTTACGCCATCGGTGTATTCAGCGCGCAGCCATTGCTGACGGCGTAGGTAAAGGTCGGCTAGGGGTAGGCAACGCTCGACCGGTGATGAGCCATAGACAGAGTTAGCTCTGCGGTTGCGGATGAAGTAAGAAAGATCGTCTGAGGTGAACTCGCCGTCTGCCTGTGGGTCATCCGAATTAGCCATGAACTCTGTGCGCGGGAATCCGTAAAGAATCTGTTGGTAGGCAGCCTGCGGAGGCATAGGGCGCATACCGCGGTCATCGAGCATTGGCTTAATCGTTGAGCCATCGAGAATTTGGAAGCCGTACAAGTCCCCGCCGACAGTTTTCTGTGGCCAGATAGCCCACGCATCGAGGACAAGGATTTCCTCTAGCGACATCATCATCCAGTCAATAAAGGTCAGTCCGTTAGCGCGGTCAGGGTTTTCCCAGAAGGTACGCATAC